CTGGTTATTATAATTTCACTTCCGGCGCAGCTACCTTAGCAGCATCCGGTCCTGGAACTCTTACTTTAAACGGTTCTGCTAGCGATGTTTTCGTTATTAAAACTGCAAGTACTTTGACTACTGGTGCTGGTGGTATTCCCACTATCTCCCTAACTGGTGGAGCATTAGCAGAAAACGTATATTTCGTAGTTGGATCTTCTGCTACCATTAACTCTGGATTCTCTGGAACATTTAACGGTAACATCATTGCTCAGGCTTCCATCACAGATACTTTAGGTGGAACTGTAAATGGTAGTTTAGTTGCCTTAACAGGCGCTGTTACTTTAAGTGCAGCTACTAACGTTAATGCTCAAAATGCTCCTCTGCTTCTTTCAGCTGGTCAGTTTGGTCTTTTAGGTGCTTCTGGTGTTACTAACACTGGCCTCACTATCGTCCACGGAGACGTGGGTTCTAGCCCTACTAACTCTGTTGTTGGATTTCCTCCAGGTGTAGTAATTACATCTGCTCACGCAAATATCGGTGAGTTGGTTATAGAACTTAACGGACTTCTTCCTGCTGGAATCGTAGCTTCTGCCGGTCTTGCCCCGGATACTTTGGTTCTTACGATGTCCCCAGCTGTTGGTCCCTACGGCAGTGGCTCTGGTAGATCTTTCGAATTAATCGATTCTACTCCTGGCGATTTAGCTGCATTGGGATTAGTACCTGGATTAACCGTTGCTAGTCAAGAACCTGCTGTTGAAGTTCAAGTTCTTAATAGTTCTGTTGGAATTAACGAAGTTTTTAATATTAACCCAAACATCGCTCTGTCTGTGGGTTACTCTGGAACAACTGGGACTTTAACTGTAAACGCTACACATCTAACTACGACTGTTACGGGTGGAACTGGTACTAGCTTGTCGTTGGTTCTCGCTGATTTTACTACAATTAGTCAAATTGCAGCTTTCATTAATGCTCAACCGGGATACTCTGCCACAGCAAGTGCTTCGGCCACTTCACTGCCACCTTCGGCTTTAGATCAAGTTACCGCACTTGGTATCGTTTCTACCAGCGGAGCACAACCTGGACGTATCAAAGATTCTCTTTATATCTTTGAAAAGCAAATGCAAAATTCTACAGTTGTTGGATTCATTCCTACAGCAGTGGCTGGTCTTCCCGTTCCTGGATCTTTAGTCTATCTATCCGGTGGAACTCTAGGCCCAACTTTGGCAATCGACATTGTTAATGCAATTGCTCAAATGGCTGGAATTCAAGTGAACATCATTGTTCCTTTGTTCTCACAGAACGCCACGGCAGATATCCTTGCTGGCAATACCGATCCTGCTTCAACTTACACGATCGCTGCAATTGATGAATTGTTGAAATCTCATTGTATTCAGTACTCGACCCCTACTCTGAAACGTAATCGTATGGCAATTTTGTCATGCAATGACACTTATGTAAATTGTAAGGCACAAGCTCAAAGCTTAGCAACATATCGTTGTTCGCTTACTTGTCAACAAGTTACCCAAGTTAACTCTCAGGGTGTAAATCAATTGTTCTTGCCTTGGTATGCAGCATGTATTGCTGCTGGAATGCAAGCTGGTGGTTTCTATAAGAGTATTTGTAATCATCTTGCAAACATCGTTTCTTTCAAAGATCCAGTCGGTTACGATTCTGGAGATCCAACCGATGTGGCTGACGCTATCATCGCTGGACTTCTGGTTCTAAGTCAGAACACTGCAGGGATCCCATGGGTTAGCGATCAAACGACTTACGGCTTAGATAGCAATTTCGTTTATAACTCAATCCAAGCTGTTTACTTGTCTGACATTCTTGCTTTAGACTTAGCACAAAGTTTTCAACGCGCAATCGTTGGAAAATCTGTTGCAGATGTATCGGCTGCTTCAGCTCTAAGTTTCTTACAGCAACGATTCGATTTTTATAAGAAATTGAAGATGACGACTACATCGAATGATGCGCCTCTTGGATATAAAAATGCTTCAATTCAAATTGCAGCACCTTCAATGTTCGTAAGTGTTGAAGCCAAGTTAACGACCAGCATTTACTTCGTGGCTATTGATCTTGCCCTTTCGGCAGTTCAACAATCGGCTAGTTAAGGTTTAAGGAGAATTATATGGCAATAACTGATGATAGCAAAAGAGGCGGGATATCTCCTGCAGCATCCAAAGTCATTACTGGCGGTAGATCCGTTGTAAGTATTGATGGTGGAAATGGCCCTCAAGTAATTGGTATTTTTGATAGTTGTTCTATCAGTGAAAGCATCAGCTCTGAAGATATCCATCTTCTTGGAAGATACTCTCCTGATGAGATTACATTGGTCAGCTATAATGCTGTCAACGTCCAATGTAGCGGATTTCGTGTATATGGATTTGGTGTAAAAGCTTTGGGTCAATTCCCAACTTTGAACCAACTTTTAGGACTCGGTCCTGTGACCATTACAGTAGCAGACAGAGAAAATCCAGCAGGAGCACCGATGGCTACAATCATTGGATGTTTGCCGGACACGAACTCGAACAATTTTCAGTCTCGCGCTACTAGCAAAATCAATATTACTTATAAAGGTCTTGCACTTACAGACGAATCTGCACCTAACGATTCTGAATCTGGCGCAGTCTCTCTTCCTTAATTAAGCAATAATTAAATTAATAAATACCCAGTAATGTTCATTCATTATTGGGTATTTTCTTATCTACTATTTAATCTTAAAATCAAGCCAATCTTTACTGTATGTCCATTACCTTACCAAATGCCTCTACTGCCAATGCTGACTCCGTAGCCGCCACTGCTGCCGCTACAACCGCTGCTGAGGCTGCCTTTGTAGCTAATGCAACTGTTTTGATTAACGACGCTATGGCTCTTGGCCTATTCAAAATAGAGCCTTTCATGATCCCATTGGTGACATCTGACTATATAGCTACATACTTTCAAGCTCTTGGATATGTTGTCCTTTTCCCTATTGTCCCCGTTGACCCCTTCAACCCTTCGTTTATAGCTGGTTTTCCAGAAGTTCTCCCTCCAGGCTATGTTATACCTGGCAATGGAGACAATGACCTTGGTCCCCCTAGAATTCGCATCTCATGGGGTCCCTAATAGCCCAAATTCACGCCAATCTTTAACTTAACAATAAGGCGGAATAATCATGGATATCAAATTAGAATCAAATCTCCTACAAACTGGCCTTAATGGTGTTTACTTTAGTAGTATCGCTGGGTTTGGCCTTGGTGACCTAATATCGGCTATAGCGAACGCCCCAGCTGGTGGTTTTTCTGGCCTTTCTGGGGATGTAAGCGCTAGTGGAACTGGCGTTGTAACTGCTACTGTTAATTCGGTTGGTGGGCAGATAGCCAGCGCTATCGCCACTGCCGCCGTAGCAGTTGCTGCAGCAACTTCTTTAAATACTCCTTCAACTCTCGTTCTTAGGAACGGTTCTGGCAACTTTTCTGCTGGGACTATTACGGCATCTTTATCGGGAAACGTAACCGGAAATGTTAGTGGCACTGCTGGCAATATTACCGCTACATCTAACTCCACGCTAACGACCTTAAGTTCTTTATCTTTACCTTATTCACAAGTTACTGGAACTCCTGCTGCCGCTCCTCAAATTCTTGCGTTCACTTCAAATCCAAGTTCTGGTGGAGCTGTTTCAGAGGCTTTAACTGTTACTGGATTGCTAACAACTGATACTATCCTTTCGGTAACCCAAATGACCCAAGGTGGTGCTACTAGGACATCCCTTCCTCTCATCGGTTGGGATACTGTAGTTACCAACGGCTTAACCGGACATTGGGTTGCAGACCCAGGCGTTGGAGCAGTTTTATTAGTAGCTGTAAAGAGATAAATAATACTAATTTAAGATCTATAGAAGAGAGCTTATATGGCTAGTGAAAAAATTTCTCAATTGCCATCTGCAACAACCTCTTCCGGGAATGATCTATATCCCTTAGTTCAGAGTGGTATTAATAAAAGTATTACCTTTCTTGCTCTCTCTAGTGCTATATCTAGCTCAATAGTCTCTGGTATTAATCAACTTACTGGAGATGTCATTGCTGGTCCTGGAACTGGCTCTCAATCTGCTGTGATTGTATCTGTCGGTGGCCAATCAGCTTCCGCCATTGCTTCCTCTGTGACAGCATTCTCTTCAGCTACTTCTTCAAATACTCCTTCGACTATTGTTAAAAGAGATAGTAGTGGTAACTTTTCTGCTGGAACAATTACGGCCAATATCATTGGGGACGTCTCTGGTAGTGCTGCTTCTTTTACCGGATCTTTAGTTGGAGATGTTACTGGAACTCAAGGTGCTACGGTAATTGGCACCAATGTTGTTGACAACTCTAAACTAGCACAAATGCCTTCCAATACTATTAAGGGTAATAATACTGGTTCAACGGCTAACGCCTTAGATTTAACAGTTGCTCAAGTAAATGCTATCTTGCCAGTATTTTCAAGTTCTTTAAACGGTTTAGTGCCAGCATCTGGTGGAGGTACCACTAACTTTTTAAGAGCGGATGGTGCATGGGCTGTCGCTGGAGTCGGTAGCGTAGTTTCTGTAGGATTATCTGATGGATCCACTATTCCTATCTATAGTATAAGTGGGAGCCCAGTAACGAGTTCTGGCACATTAGATTTTAGTCTTATTGTGCAAGCAGCCAACCAAATATTTGCAGGGCCTGTATCCGGCTCTTCTGCTGAACCAACCTTTAGATCTTTGGTTTCTGCCGATATCCCAAATTTATCTTCTACATATGTTCCTCAAAGTGAAGTAGGCGTTGCGCTAGGAGTCGCTTCCTTAGATGCATCCGGAAAAGTTCCAATTAATCAGCTACCTTCTGTAATTATGGAGTACCAAGGTTCTTGGGATCCTACTACTAACACGCCCGCTCTGTCCGATGGTACGGGAACTAATGGAAACGTTTACTATGTATCTGCTTTAGACGTCGGAACTGTGCCAGGATTGACAGATCCATCTATGGTTAATTTCCAAATTGGAGACATAATCATATATACTTCTGCTATTGGAAAATGGCAATTAGTTACTCCTGCAGCTGGAGTTAGATCTGTTAATGGTGCTCAAGGCGCAGTAACCGTTAATGCTATTAATCAACTTACTGGAGATGTAACTACCTCTGCTGCTTCTAGTTCACAATCTAAAGCTTCTACCATATCTGCTATTCAAGGTACAACTGTTAGCGGAACCACGGGATCTGGGAACGTTGTGTTTTCAAGTGCTCCAACATTTACTGGTACTATTTCTGGTGTATCTGCCAACTTTTCTAGTGCAATTTCTGCATCAAACATAACTGGAACAAACACTGGCGATGTAACTCTTGGAACTCCAAATGGTTTGAGTCTACTGGGTCAGGTGTTGAGTTTGGGACTTGCTTCTGCAGGGATTCCAGGGGCCCTTTCTGGGTCTGATTGGTCCGTATTTAATTCGAAACAACCTGCTGGCGCTTACTTAACAGCTGTAACGGCAACTTCACCTCTTTTTAGTTCTGGTGGAACAACCCCAAACATTACTATTCAACAAGCTAACGCTACCCAATCAGGTTTTCTTTCTAATCTAGATTGGATTA